CGCTAGATTTGGTGAAGTGTGTAAATCTAAACGCAACTTGCTTGCTAGGGTCATCACTTACAGAAAATTCAATGTTGTTTTACGAATTGGCTTTAAACAATTCTAAAATCATTCTTTCTCTAGATCCGGACGCTAGAAAAAAACAGGATAAAATTGCAGATCTATTAAAAAGCTACAACTTAGACGTGTATACAGCCTCTCCCAGTTTCGGAGATATAGGAGACATGTCACCAAAAGAAGTTGAACATTTAGTGTCACACCCTGTACAATGGAATGAAACCTCCAACCTTCAAAATAGGATAAAAGATTTATGAAAATAGTTCATATTGCAGACATCCACTGGCGAGGATTAAGTCGTCATAAGGAATACAGAAAGTCTTTTACAGATATGTTTGAACAATGTAGAGACTTAAATCCGGATTGCTTTGTCATCGCCGGTGATATCGTTCATTCGAAAACACAAGGAATATCACCAGAGTTAATTGATTGTCTCAATTGGTGGTTTACAGAAATGTCATCAATTGCACCGGTGCATGTCATGCTAGGAAATCATGATGGGCTTGTGTTAAACGCTGACAGACAAGACGCAATTTCTCCTATTTTAAGAGCGCTTAATCTAAACAACGTGTTTTTGTATAGGGATTCAGGGGTTTATCAGGATCCATTTAATCCTATGTTTAATTGGTGCGTATTTAGTCCATTTGACGTCAACGGCTGGCCTGAAATTAAACCTGAGAAAGGAAAAATAAACATCGCAATTTATCACGGCGCAGTTTGGGGCTCACACACGGACTCTGACTGGATGCTGGACGGCGAATGCAAAATGGATATGTTTAAAAGCTTTGAGTTTACTCTGCTAGGAGACATCCACAAGAGGCAACAGATCGATAAAGAAGGAAGAATTTGGTATCCAGGCAGCACGATTCAGCAAAATTATGGAGAATCTGGTGAAAAGGGATTCCTTTATTGGGATATTAAGGATTCTAATACCTGGAACGTTGATTTTTACCCAGTAGCTCATCACAATCCGTTTGTAACTCTGGATTTTGTTGAAAATATTCAGGCTACAGTAAAAGAGTGTTCAAAATTTCCGGATGGATCAAGATTTAGGATTAGATCCTATAAACAGTTAGATCCAAAAACACAAAGAAAGCTATCTACAGTGCTACGGAGAGTAAAAAACGCAGACGAAGTTGTTTTCAAAATAGATCCGAAGTCATCATCCGACTTAGGAATCACAGAAGAGGTTGCAAATAAAGTTAGGGTTGAAAATTTATCTAAACCAGAAACCCACAAGAGTCTTTTAAGAGAATATTATGGTGAGGAAACAGAATCAGAACAGTTTTGGGAAGAAGTAGATAAAATTTTAGATGAAATTGTTCCAAAAGCAACTAGCTCTGAACATAAAGGAAACGCATGGTCTGTTCAAAAAATGAGTTTTGACAATACTTTTGGCTATGGATCCGACAATTATATAGATTTTACAAAATTAAATGGAATTATAGGAATATTTGGTCAAAACAGGTGTGGAAAATCTAGTATACCTGGAACTCTCATGTACGGACTGTACAACACTAACGACAGAGGGATCTCTTCGCTGTTACATGTTGTCAATACTAGAAAACCTTTCTGTGCAGCTGAGATAACTTTTGCTGTTAATGGAAAACTTTATCGCTTAGAACGACAAACTGTAAGACATAAGGCAAAAAATCGACCAGAAACAACAGTTACGCATTTAAACCTTTACGAGGTTGATGAAGATCAGACAATTGTTAGAGACTTATCTGGCGAACAAAGAAGAGAAACAGAAGATTCTATTAGAAAACTAATTGGCACTGCTGATGAGTTTATGATGACTTCTTTTGCAGCACAAGGAAACATGAATGCCTTTATTTCTAAAGGATCAACAGAACGTAAAAGAATTCTAAGCAATTTCTTAGGCCTTGATGTGTTTGATAGCCTGCACAGCCTGGTAAAAGACGAGGCAACTGGCATAAAAATGATGCTAAAAAGGCTACAACCAAAAGACTGGGTTCAGGAAGTTAGAAATCTTAGAGTAAATATTAGAGAATACTCCGAGAGAAAGGAGGAGCTACAGGCAGATCTAGAATCTGAAAAATTAAAGTATTCAGAGTTAAAATCAATCGCCGAAAAAGACTATCCAGATGAATTTGTTGATCCACAATCGATTATTGTTCTAGAAAAAACATTATCTACAAAAGAAAGGCAGTTAGAAGATCTAAAATCCGAAATTTTGGTGACAGAAGAAAACCTTTCATCTATAGAGGAAAGAATAGAAAAATACGAATTAATAAAAAGTCAGTTTCCCATTGACGGTCTCCGAAGACGGCTAAAAAATCTAGAAGATTTAAAATTAAACCTTTCAACCATTAAGGCAAAGCTTAACTCAGAGAAAAGGTTGTTAAATTCACAGACAAAATCAGTCAGACTCTTGGGGGAAGTACCCTGCGGTGACCAATTCCCTACGTGCAAGTTTATTAAGGAGTCACATAAGAACAAAAGCCTTATTGAGGACCAAAGAGTGTTAGTAGATGACTTAAGTGATTCAGTTCTGGCTGTAGAATCCAACGTAATGTCCTTAGAAAACGAGAATCTTCAAAATAAAATAGAGAAATACAATTCTATGTTAAGAAAGGAAGCCACCGATCGGCTTTCAATTGTTAGATATGAATCGGATATCTCGGAGAAGGAAACAAAAATTGGAATAATTTCTCGAGAAGTTCAAAACCTTAATAAGGAGTTGACAACTTTAAAACTCAAAGTGTCTGCAAACAGAAGCGAAGAGCTAGCAAACCTTAAACGGCAAATGAAAACAGTTTCGGGAACAATTAGTGAAATTAATTCTGAGATAGTCTCGTTAGCAGAACTAACTGGGAAAACAAGATCCAATATTTCTCAACTTCAGAGGGAGCAATCTGAGTATGACAGGCTTCAAGTTGAGTGGAAGGTATACGACTTTTTAATTAAGGCAACATCTTGGCGAGGAATTCCAACCCACATCATGAGCAAACAAATTCCATTTCTAAATAGGGAGCTTAGCAACATTCTACAAGACACTACAGGGTTTACAGTGGAGCTAGAAGTGAACGAAAGAAACACTGATGTGTTTCTTAACTACGGAGATTCTAGAAGGCCGATTGAGTGCGCTTCTGGGATGGAAAAAATGGTTTCTTCGTTGGCTCTTAGGGTTGCACTAAGCAATATTTCTCACTTGAACAAATCAGACATGTTTATTGTTGATGAAGGGTTCGGCTCGTTAGATCCAAAGAATGTAGAGGCTGTTACATCTCTGTTGCATAGGCTTAAAAGGTTTTATAAGCAAATATTGATTATTTCACACGTCGACGTAGTTAAAGATGTCGTCGACGAGGTCATCGAAATAACAAAAAGCACAACAGACAGTAAAGTGGTTTATGGATAGCAAGAAGATATATACAAAACGCAACACTGTGACAAGAATAGTTCCTAAAAATTGGAAAAAAACACCGGTGGACTGCCCAGTGTGTGGTTTCGCATTCCGAGATTTCGACGATGTTTTAAATTATAAAACACACTCTTGCTGCAAGGATTGTGATTTGATATACCGTCAACCAAACAGCAAAAAATGGGAAAAAGGCTGGCGTCCGGATAAACCTTAGGATCTACATAATTATAATAAAATCATATCTTGGAGATAACAATGATTAGCGCGGAACATTTTAATATATTAGGGTCATTAATTGACAACACATTTGGAAAATCTAGTATTAGAGATGCCGGATACGGAGTAAAAGTATCCCTAGCTGGCTCTTCTGACAGTTCGGGAGAAATGCGCCCAGTAATGGAATTAAGATTTGAAACAATCGTTAATTTTAATCCCAGGCACGGAATGACGGACCAAAGAAAAGAATTAGATAAGACTAGTTCAAAGATGATTTTAGCAAAATTGGAAGAAATCAAAAAGGAATTTAGAGAACTAGCTGGAAAATCTTTAAAATGTAAAGAATTGGCCTCGCCAGATGCCTCAGTTATTCATATAAGTCACAATCCAAGTTTAGTTAGAGCCAGATATTGCCGCCCGATGAGTTTTGAGTTTCATGTGTAATGTCTGTAACCCAAAAACAGAGACAGATTAAAGAAATCGTAAAATGTGGTAAAAATCCTAAGTATTTTTTTAATCGATATGTAAAAATCCAGCATCCTATTAAGGGTGCAATACCCTTTAGAACGTATGACTTTCAAGATGAGTGTGTCGAAGCGTTCGAGGAGCATCGATTTAACGTAATTTTAAAATCGAGACAACTTGGGTTATCTACAATTAGTGCAGCTTACGCTGCATGGTTAGCGATATTTCATAAAGATAAAAACGTTCTTGTAATTGCGACAAAGCTAGCCGTAGCTCAAAATTTCATAAGAAAAGTAAAATTTGTAATACAGTCAATGCCAAAGTGGCTTCTAGTTCCGCAAATTGTCAATAATAATAAGCAAGCACTTGAGTTTTCAAACGGTTCGACAATAAAAGCCATTCCAACGTCTGAGGATGCAGGTCGCTCAGAGGCCCTTACTCTTTTAATAGTTGATGAGGCGGCTTTTGTAAGAAATTTTGACACTCTTTGGACCGGTTTATACCCTACTCTGTCTACCGGTGGCCGAGCTATCGTGTTATCTACGCCAAACGGCGTCGGCGGCCAATATTACGACATATGGAAGCAAGCAGAAGAGGGAGAAAATATATTTAACCCCATTAAACTACCATGGGATGTACACCCCGACCGCGGAGAAGATTGGTTTCAGGAAGAAACAAAAAACATGTCCAGAAAACAAATCGCGCAAGAATTATTGTGTGATTTTGCAGCGTCAGGAGATACATTCCTCCAGGTTGAGGATATTGAGTATTTGAGAGCCTGGATTAGACAACCTATAGATAAATGGGGGCCTGATATGAACGTATGGGTATGGGAATATCCCATGTCTACAAAGAAATACATTATATCTGCAGACGTAGCCAGAGGAGACGCCCAGGATTATTCTACATTTCATGTAATCGACACAGAAGCTTCCGCAATTGTTGCAGAATATAGAGGAAAATTGCCTCCAGATAAATTCGCACAGGTTTTAGCAGAAGCTGGAAGAAGATATAATGAAGCATTGGTTTGTCCAGAGAATAATTCATACGGATATGCCGTAGTAATGAAATTAAATGAAATCAATTATAGAAATTTATATTTCGAAAAGGAAAAAGATAGGTATTCTTTTCTTTATGGCAGCGGAGACATTGGCAAAATAGGATTTCAAACAAACGCAAAAACAAGGAATCAAATTTTAACAAAGCTAGAAGAAGTGTTAAGAACAAAACAGGTTTCTGTAAAATCTAGCCGACTGTATGAAGAATTAAAGACGTTTGTTTGGAAAAACGGAAAGGCTCAAGCCCAAAAAGGGCAAAACGATGACCTAATAATGGCCCTAGCAATTGGGGTATGGCTATATGATACAAGTCCGCAGTTAAATAAACACAGTGTGGATTTAAATTCTGCAATGCTAGCAGGCTTTGCGGTTAACTCAACAAAAATTGGTGATACAGTACTAACAAAATCGCAAAATACCACGGATGATAAATCCTCAGGAGAAAGAAAGACCTGGGGTGAAAACAACCCTTATACAGATTTAGATTGGTTGGTAAAATAATTGCGACATACTTAATCTATGTTCAAGAGGTAAGATTTAATGGCTGATGAAGGATTATTTAGGAGGCTAACTAAGCTTTTTAGAAGTGGCCCGACAATAAAACGAAAGGTAAGAAATTACACTAAGTCTGAACGCAATGCCAGCTCGGCTGTTGAATTGTTTAAAAAACACCATTCAGATGTGTACAATTCAACGCTTTCAGCTTATGGCACTTTCGACAGAATGGCCCGCTATTCTGACTTTAGCGAGATGGAATCAACCCCTGAAATCGCTAGCGCACTCGACATCTATGCAGAAGAATGCGTAAGCCCAGACGTTGAGGGCAGAAGCCTTCATATTACTAGTGATAATAGAAAAATAAGAGAGTTATTGGAAACCCTTTTTTACGATACCCTGAACATTAATTTTAATCTAGTAATGTGGGTTAGGAATTTAGTTAAATATGGAGATTTCTTTCTGTTTAACGATGTACATCCAGACTTTGGAGTAATAAACGCTTACCCGATACCGATCACAGAAATGGAAAGAGAGGAAGGATATGACGCAGACGACCCCTCAGCAGTCAGATTCAGATGGATCACGCAAGGCAACCAGGTTTTGGAAAATTGGCAAGTCACTCATTTTCGTTTGCTTGGCAACGATGCCTTCCTTCCTTACGGTTCATCTGTACTTGAGTCTGCTCGCCGTATTTGGCGACAACTTATTCTTATTGAAGATGCAATGCTTGTATATCGCGTTATTCGTAGTCCTGAGCGCCGTGTATTTTATATCGACGTCGGTAACGTTGCGCCGGAAGACGTAGCAAATTATTTAGAACAAGCCAAAACCAGTCTTAAGAAAAATATGGTAGTTCAAAAATCAACTGGAAATGTTGATTTACGCTATAATCCACTCTCTGTCGACGAAGACTATTTTATCCCTGTTCGCGGAGGAGATTCTGGAACAAGAATAGAAAATCTCGCTGGAGGTCAAAACACCTCTGCAATCGAAGATGTAGAATATGTACAGAAAAAACTTTTCGCAGCTCTAAAAATACCAAAAGCTTATCTCGGATATGACGAAGACATTGGGGCAAAAGCAACACTAGCACAGGAAGACATTAGGTTTTCTAGAACCATTCAAAGAATCCAAAAGACAATAGTTTCAGAATTAAACAAGATTGCAATGATCCATCTTTTTTCTCATGGTTTTGAGGGAGAGGATCTTTTAGATTTTGGCCTTCAGCTTTCTAATCCGTCAAGTTTAGCTCAGCAACAGAAGCTTGAATTAATAAGAACAAAATTTGAAATCGCCGGCGGCGCGCCAGAGGGAATGGTCAGCAGAAACTGGATTTATAAAAACATTTTTGGTTTCAGCAGAGATGAAATTCTTCGTTTACAACGAGAAAAAGTTGAAGACAAACTGAATGACGCAGAGCTCGAATCAGCCGGCGCTGAGGAAGAAGGTGGTGAAGAAGGTGGTGGAGACGAGGGAGGCGGACTATTCGCATCAGATCTTCCTTCTAATACAAATATACTCGACGGTAACCCGA